TGATGCGCTTACGCCACTATTTGCATACGTTGTGGTGGTATTTGCAGTAAAAGATCCCTCATAATCAATTGTTAATGGAACACTTGCTGATAATGTAGGTCTTTGATAAACAGTTACTGTCGCAGAATCAGTATCTGATCCTCCAGGACCAGAAGCAGATAATGTATACGTAGTTGAAGCGTTAGGACTTACATTTTTACTAGAAGATAGTAGAACAGCACCAATACCCTGATCAATTGATGCTGTATCAGCATCTCCAGAAGTAACCCAAGTTAGTTGAGCAATTCCTCCAGCAATAATAGATGCTGGAATACTACTCATACTGACACTGACAGGTTGGTATACTGTTATTTGGGCACTATAATTTCTTGATCCACCAGCACCAGATACCGTAAGAGTATAGATTGTAGTGGTGCTTGGACTAATTGTTTGAGATCCAGAACCTGCAACATTTCCTATGTTTGTAATTGAAACTGAATCAACAAATCCACTACTAGACCAACTTAAAATTGCAGAGTCTTGTCCAGCAATAATGCTTGACTTATTAATCGAGATGCTTCCTGTTGGTGCTGGTGGTTGTGATGGTGCATCAATTGTAAACGCAATAGCATATGGATTTGAACTATAGTCGGAACCAGAACCATTACGAACAGTTCCAGAAACTGTCTGATTTCCAGGATTAGCATAGAATTGTGTGGTAGCTGCACCTCTAAATCCAGCAACACTACAATTATTACCTGCAACACGAAGAGTTGCAAAGTTATCACATGATGCTTGGACTGTATAAGTGCCAGGGTATGGAAAGTTTACAGTAACGCTAAAACTAAATGTAACACCTTCAAATGCATTACCGCTTCCAGATCCTGGTGTAAAGCGCCTACCATAAGTATTCATCAAGGTGCCCCAGGCACCATTGGTGTATCCACCATAACTATTTGGAAGATTAGCACTAGTGTAAATGATTGGCATTATATTTCCCTAACGTCGTTCCAATTGGTTTCTAAGTTTGGATCATTATTATCAAATCTAACCTTGATAGGTTTATCAGATCTAATTTCTACTGGGATATCTATATCAGTAACTACGATAGGGTCACTTAATACAATATCTTCATCGGGAGCATAAACTTCTTCTTCGGGTATCTTATCTAGAGAATCTCTAATATTGAATAGATCAGGAAGTTGATCGATTTCTACACTAACAGTAACTGCTGAAGCAAATACTGTTCCTCCACAACCACTAGCAAATAATTGGTATTGAATTACTTCTGGTCCAAAATCATCCCACGGAACGTTTGAATTAAAAGTTATAGTTTCTTCAGTGCTATTTTCGTCTGATGCAGATGTTCCTATGCTACGAGTATCGGATGTTGTAACACCTTCAATGTTAGTGTATGTAATAACTACACCCGCACCACTAGTAGCAGCACCAAAAGTAACTTCTACAGTGAATTGATCTCCATAGTCAAGATTGACTGGGAAGTTACCAGCAATTGTTGGTATCTGACATACCTTTACATCTACAAATGCTTCGTCAAATCCACCAGGACCATCAGCAGTCAAAGTATATCGTGTAGTTACATTTGGTGATACATTTGCATTACTTGCTAGCAAAACCTCTCCAGTAGCAGTTACAGGAGGACTAATAAATGCTTCGTTAGCATCCCCAGTAACTGTCCACTGTAAGTTTGTCTGTTGTCCTACAGTAATGGGATTTGGGATAGCAGATATATTTGCAACAGTTGGTTCATAAACAGTGACGATAACTGACTTCGTTGTTTGTGACCCCTGAGCACCACCGAAATTTTTTGCTGTTATAGTATAAGTCCTACTGATATTTGGATTGACAATAATACTACCTCTTCCAACACCAAATTCATCAAATACTGTGATAGGTAGCACATCACCAATACCTTCATTGATATCAATATCAGAAACACTAACACCTTGAACTGTCCAAGACAATGTTGCTTGTCCAGGTCTAATATATGATGATGGAGATACAGAAAATGTAACTGTTGGTGGAGGTGGTGGTAGAACTGTAACCGTAATTACTCTAATACTATTTCCTACTGGTCCAACTGCAGTTAATTGATAGTTTGTAGTTGCTGCTGGACTTACAGTAACAGTTCCAGAAGGATCAGAAACTGCACCAACACCACTAATGTCTGCACTAGTTGTGTCTCCAAATACAATCCATGACAATGTAGCAGATCCACCGAAAGGAATACTTACCGAATTAACTTCATTAAAATTATTTAAAAAATTTGGATCAGTAGAGAATGATGCGCTCGGTAGAAAAAATTGATTATGTCCAGGAATCCATCTCTCACCACTGTTACTAGTCTCAAGAATAATATTGATACCAGCAGCAGTGCATCTCTCTACAAAATATTCATAGGATGCTCGAACGGTATTATATACCATCGAACCAGAAACATCCAACCACACAGATACATATGATCCTGGTGGTTGTGATGATAGATTTGTGATAGCAAACCAGTCAGATCTAGAGGCAACATTACCATTGTCTCTATTGACAGTAAAAGTTCCCCCGCCAACAGATCCGTTAGCAAGAGAATCATTCAAAAAATTAGATGGTCTGTTTAGATCATTAAAATTCCATCTACTACCTGCTGGTTGCAACAACCAGAACTCGCGACCTACTCCACCAGCATTAGGAAAGTTTGCTCTAAAACTATTCCAGTCGTTTGTATGAGTAGCTACAGAAGGAGACGATTCGTCAATAATTGAAATACATTGAGTTCTTGGGACTACCATATCTCAACCTCAAATCTTAATGATGTAAGTAACAATAATAAAAGGAGTAACCACAGCATCAAGTTTATTAACATTTTCGACAGATACATTCAATGTAGTATTGACATTATCTGCAGGAATATCAAATGGTTGATGCTGATATTGGAAATTGTGAATGTATTGTGTAGGTTTACCAATTCTATGAGTATGTGATGATAGTGCTGTAGTATTAGCTTCACTCTGCTCTAGAGCATTTCCTGCTCCAGAGTTACCACTAGCATTACCACCATCTTTACCATCACCACCAACAGCATGGTTTGTAGTATAGTTTAGATAGTTTGTGTTTGCATTGTGAGCATGACCTTGGAAGTTCTCAATGTCTAGGAATGCTGACTGTGATGTAGTCTCGAACTGATACTTAGGACTAGATCTAAAATCATATGATGTCTCTGCTGGTATTCCACGGAAGTTACCAATAAAATCACATGTCAACTGTGTTCCTTCGTTACATAAAACTTCAACGGCAGGTCCAACTCTAGTCTCTTCAGTATCACCAACAAAAGTATTCAAGTAGTCACCAACTGATCTAGATGGAATAATAACTTTAGATCCAAGATCAGGTAACTGGAACTGTCCTAGGTCTCCTGTGTCTTGATCTGCTTCTCTAAGGTCTACATTTGTCTTTCTAAACTTAGAGTTTTGACCCACACCTAGGATTTGTGATAGTGCAACAAACTCCTGTGCATTCCTAATAGATCCATCACACTTCAAATAACCAGCAGGAACATGCTCCTGAAAATTTGCTCCATTGGGATCATTTATATTTGCAAGGTATGGGGTTGAGTGAACCTGAATAGATCCAATGTAACCACCATAATGTGACCTGACTTTAGAATAGTTATTGTTGACTGCCATCTTAGTATGCTCTGATTACATATACTGAAGTCATTCCAGGTTGAGTCGTGTTGAAATTAATCTGGAATACACCAACGTTTCTTGCATTATCTAAATTCAAGTTACCTGCGGGAGCAGTAACATATACGTTCAAACTATTTAATGGTCTTAGACCAGAAAGATCGAATGTTACATCAAATTCATCATGAGTGTGTGAGAGAATAATATCTCTTGATGCAGCAACTCCAATAGTTGTTCTCTTAAAGTCCCAACCAGCATTACTATTAAACGTATCATAAGTATTGAATGCTGAAGGATCTGCTAGTGCTCCTGCTTCTGCATCACCATTATATTCAAGAAGATCTGGATACCAGTTAGTCAATCCATTACTGAACTGAGTTATCTGCTCACCATTCTGACCATAGTCAACTGCTTCTCTTCCTCCAGGACCTTTGTTGAATCCAGCAATACCACCAGACAATGCACCTTTCTTTAGACCAACACCCTCATTAAATGTTCTATGTGTGAGTGGGTGAGTCAAGACTGATTTAATGGGAGTCCACACGACGTTTCGTGGAGTCCAGTTAATTGGGGGATTCTCTGCATTAATAGCACCAATAACACGTCCAGGGATACCACCACCAAAACCAGATCTACCTCTTAACTGATCACTCATGTTGTATTCTAGTTCAAATTCATTATCATTAGTAATGAAGATGTCACTATCAGAAGTATCAACCTGTGCATCAAAGTTAAAGTTGATGTTTGACCATGGAATCACACCTTCTCCTGGTTGTGTCTCAGGATCTTTTACAATAGTATCAATTCTACCACCATGACCATGACCTTTAATATGTCCTCTTCCTAGTTTTCTAGGACCGAAGAACATAACACGATTACCCTGACCAGATCCTGTGACAATAGTGTTTTGCTGCAATTTACCACTGTAGTAGTATGAAATCTCTCCACTATCACCAGCTGGTGCTGTCGTTCTCTCATTCAATTCAAACACAACGTCAGTAGCAACATCGTTAAATGATGTAGGAACACCTGTGTCTGAGTTTACACCAATGAATGAACTAATTTCTGATACTGCTGTTGAATCAACGTCAAAAATTCTACCAGTAGGAGATCCTGGTCCAAGATATGATTGCTCCATATCAACCAGAGGTCTATTGATTAGAGCAGGAAGAACAATCTCTCCCTGATAACTAGGAAACTCTCCACCAAATGTAGAAACAGATCCCTCTTCAACAGTAGCTACAGTAATTAAAATATCAGATCCACCACCAGAGTTGCCTGAGGGAATAGTTAGAACATCATTAACTTCATAGTTAGCACCTTGCTGTAGTCTTTGAACAGTAACTGTTCCACCAACACCATTAGGAGCACCGCCTGCTTGTGTTCCTGCATCAGCAACAATGACAGCAAAAGTTGCGCCACCACCACTACCATCAATCGGTGAGTAGATATATGTATCAGGAATTCTTCCTGATTGTGTTGATGCGTTGTTAGCAAAGGTATTGATTAGACCTTGAGTAACTGTGGTAGATAGATTGTATGTGTCTCCAATTGCTCTTGCAAGCAATGGAAAGTCTTTGGCACTGACTTGAGACCCATCGCATACAATCCAACCGTCAGGAATATCTGAGATATTCCCAGGCCATGGCATGATTGTTCCGATAGCAGCTGCCTTTGCGGTTCTGATCTCTTGATAGAAAGACATGTGTTTTTATACGTCCATTAGATACCATCCTGCCTTATTGGGATTCGCTCCAGGGCCACCATCAGCATCAGAAGTGCCAGCAAAAACAAGACCGAATGCTGCATTTGGTGTTTGAACAACTAATTCACCACCGTCGTGTGTGAGTGAGAAGTTCTCTCCTAGAGTGTTACCCGTGACAGTAGTTCCTGTGTTGCTGACCGAACCCTGAATCCTTACCAGATTAGGAGCACGAACAACTAGAGACTTGTCGTATGAAAGGATACCACCTATATCTATAATGCGAATCATATCGCCCATTTGAGCGTTCGCTGGTAATTTGAGTAGTGATGTTCCAGAAACGTCAACGAAGTAATTAACATTCGCTTCAGCATTAATAATATTAGTGTTAGAAACAACCCACTTGCGTCCACCAGTGCTGGAGAAGTAGTTAGAGATGCCACCAATATTAACTGAACCATCATCATCTACT